TGCAGGATCTCCCGACGTTTGGTTTTGAATGTTACCTTCATGAAATCCTGTAGCAGTATCGATTGGATAAGATACAGAACTTTCATACCACACATCAGGAAGTGCATCATCAGGAGTGGTTTCAAAAACACATAAATTATCTGACCTAATAACTACTATATTAACACTACTTATTGATTCCTTTTTTCTGCCATTTCTTCCAACTAATCCTGAAAATACTAAAAACTTTTCCCCGTCCCCAGGTGCATCATCGTACCAAAATTGATAATTTATTTCAGCAGTACCAAGTGGCGCATTTGCAGGACATGGTACATTATTTGGACCTTCACCTAATGATGTTTGTAATTCAATAGGGAAGTATTCAGCATCAATTCCAGGTGGATCACTTATACATTCAAAATTAGTTTCTGCCTGTGAGTTAATTATTAATCCTACATTATCCCCATCCCACCAAGATTTAAAGTTAGTATAATCTTCACTAGCAGTAAGTGTAATAGAGAATGTGTATTCAGCCTTATATGTAAATTCTCCTGTCCAAAAACAATCCTTTCCTTTTCTTTTTGATGTAAACTCTAATGTAATACGTGAACCTGCAGGTATTGTGTAATCTATGTAAGTCCCAGGATTTAGAGGATCTTCTATATTTACAGGATAAGATATACGACCACAATCAAAACCATTCTGTGTTTTGAATTTTGTACCAAATGCTACTATAGGTAATTCTCCTAACTCCGTAGAGAAATTATTTGCTCTCAATTTCATATACACACCCTGTGGAACAGGTATAGTATCACCATTGGCATCAACAGGTGGTGGATTTAAAAAGTCTGCCTCCTGAGCTTTCTTTTCTAAAACCGTAGTTGGTATACATGCATTCGTTGCGCCTGATGTATCTCTCTTTACTATCAACTGATCACCCTCTTCTACCTTTCTAGTATTTTGTCCTTCTAATAAGAAGTAGTCAGCACCCGATGTTATGTCTCTAAAAAAGAACTGAGAAAATATATTGAAGTAATTCTCTTTATCTACCTTTATGCAGAACTTATACCTAGTCGCAAAAGAAGGAGCTAATTGGTTTACAGGTATTGTTACACGTATTTTATTCTGCTCATCCGATACACTACACGGAACATGAACTGTATTGTTTTCACTAACTAACGCAGTGGATGCTCTACTAAATTCATCCATATATATTATACCAATCTCATAACCTCTATTGCTATGTAGGCTAGTTGGATTTCCGATACGTAGAAAGTCTGAACCTGCAAAAGTTATTGTATAATATTCATAAGCAATATTTCCTCCACCGTCATCGAACTCCATTGCTATTAACTGAAACCCTATCTGAGTACTAGTCGGAGATGATATAATACGTACAGGGAAACCTACTGCATCAATACCACTTTGCGTCTTTGTATAAGTTCCAAGTGTAGTAGGGATAGCACAATTTATTAAGTCGGTAAATGTTACGCCAGTACATGCATTAGGTACTGTCTGTATATTTGCTGTGGTACCTATCTTCTCTATGAAATCTGTACTGACAGATAATTCATATGCACTATCAAAGTCCTGAGGAAGTATATATATAAAATCAATACTTGTAGATGTAGTTGTTTCTGTAGGTGGTCCTGCTCCTGAGAAACTATCATGTTCAAATCTAATAGTAATATCTATAGATGCACCCTGTACTAAATCAACTCCATCTAATTCTATATAAAATTCAGCACCAACTATATTTTGTAAACCATCTATAGTATATGCTCCTACATTAGTACTAGTCTCTAAAGCCTCTTCTCCTACATCTTCGCTTATAAGTTCAGTGTAGTACTGCAACATTGTAGGGATACCATTAAGGTCATTTAAGTCATAACCCTCTTTATAGTTCCCGTATATAAGTCGATTGCCCATGAACGTCTGCGCCTGTGCAAACTTTGGTACATTATCATACAGTCTTAATACCTCTGACTCAGGAAGAACTGTGAATATTTTACTATTACTAAATGTATATGTGTATTCGGTATCATCACTTAGTCCTGACTCATCCTTATCTATTCTCTCAATAATTTTAATCAATCCTGTATTCATATCCCTGAATAAAAGATCGACTCCTGTGACTAAGTTACCACCTGAATTATAAGTTATCTCAGATAAATTAGTCGTGTTCAACATTCCCTCATTAAGCCCTGTAGTGATTGAGTAGTTAAAGCTAGATGGTAAGAAGGAAGGGTTAGTGAACTGAGAAGTAGCTGAATACTCACCGTCAGCGTATCTATATCTGTAAGCAAAACAAATAAATCTGTCTTCTAAAAAGTTCTCCTGACTAGCCGTAACAATAGGAACAACAGTTGGTGATGTGACAGGTGGTTTCTTTATAACTAAGAATGCCTCAGCTTCTGTCTGATCAATATCAGCAATTGGATTCGGGTAGTTTCTTTTTACATTAATTACCCGTGGTGCATTATAGTTATCTGTAAAATATAATTGGTCTTCTATTAAATCTATACCCGTAATAAGGTATGAAGGATTAAAATTAAGAACTGTATCTACACCACCCCCGTCATCGATACTGATAACGTGATAAGTTAGTACATTTATTTTGGTATCAAATGATACTATCAAATCTAATTTCCCCGTAGCACCCTGTCCAAAGTTAGGATCATGGACCATCCAATATATAGTCTCATTCTCTCCGTCTTCTAAAGCTCCGATAGTTCTAGCTAAGTTTGACAATGGCACATTATCATACTCCAACTGTGTCAATGAAGAGTTTCCTAACTCATTCTCAACAGCACCTACTTCGGATTCATTGGTAGTACCTATCCTTACGTTTAAGGCATCTACATATTCTCCATTAGGTATAAGTCTCTCGTCAAGACTTTTATTCATTCGACCTAATGTAAATACTCTAGAAAACTCTGTCATATTATTTTAACCATTTATCTCTTCCTCGCATATTCATTAGAAGTCTGCCAGGATGCATGTTACTTATACGTATTCGTGCATTTCTAAGTAAAGAAGATTTTCTTTTCAACGCTCTTCGAACAACATACTCCTGAACATTTAACTTAGACTGCAAAATACTATACTCTATATACGCATATATGTATTCCTCAAATAACTTATTAACGCTTATCAGAGCATTATTGCCTCCTTCCATTCCATCAGATACGTACTCCACTATACATAACTCACCACTCATACCTGAGCTAAAGTTAATGACACCTGCCTTTTTATCTATGACAAATGTCGGATTAGCATTAGCTGTCTCTGTATTTAAACCAAACCTAGCTCCAATAGACATATCAAAATACCACGATCCGTTGTACAAATATCCCTCAGATTCATTAAATATACTATTTGAGTTGAGGTATATACTTTTCTTTGTTCCAATAATTCTATCGTAGTCTATCTCAGAGTACTCAGGTTTTAGTACGTTCCCATCTTCATCAAATAATATATTACAGTTGTTATCCTGTAAGTACGCATCACTCCAATTCGTTTGTATATTTTCTCCTAGTGGTCTAAGGATACCATCTTTATATATAGATATCCTAACCCAATTAACGTAGTCATACGGTAACACATATCTTAGTGTATCACAGACACTAAGCTCTAATATCTTTATCTCCTTAAACGCATCATAGTTAAGCTCCTGTATACCACGCTTTGCATGAAAGAGAACCTTATATCTCTCTTCATTATTCACTAAGCTATGATTACCGCTATACATCAACATGAAGTTATTAACCACATCCTGTAGCCCTACATATTGATAACTGCCGTGATTAGAAGTAGTGTTATAATAGTCAAATTCTGAAATGTAAGCCATATATTATTTATTTATCATCCATGTCATTCTTCTGTTCTACTGCCTGAGCAAATTGGACCGCAGATATTTCCCTTATAGACATGCCTGAGTACTGTAATATTTTCATTATTAATTCCAACTCATAATCTAAAGGTAACTCAAAATCCTGATAGTCAGGTTGAGATTGATTAAACATTGGTTCACCTCCCGTTAACGCACTATAGGTCCACTTAGGATCTAAAGGATATCTTATATACTGACATTGCACTCTTCCGTATTCTATTAGAGAGTTAGGGTATAACTTTAATGTAGATCCACTTTGAGAATATGCAGGAAATATTTCTGTAGGTGTAGTCAATAATGAGGCATTAAGCATTGTAGCCTTTCGCTGAGATAGAAACTCTGCATCATTCACACCAACCCTTCCGCTATATATAGTATAACGCTCACCAAAGTTAGGGAAGATATCAGAAGATAAGACTAACACAGTTTCACTTGATACCTCCCAAACCTCTGCGTTCGTATCACTATTGGTATTAATAACTATGTCACCAACACTGATGCCATCAGTTATAAAAGTGGCCGTACTATCTACTAACTGATTAGCGACAACAGAGTCAACAGCACCTGTAGTTAAAGTGGTAGTATATACCAATACCTTATTTAATAAATAAGAAGAAGCAGGTGCTGAATAAATATTTCCTCCTACCTTAGTAAGAAAGGATGTGGTAGAAAAAGTATCGATAACTTCTTCGTAACCTTTTTTAATATCAGCATACCCTGTACCCGACTGCCTAGCATTCTCTTTATTTACCTGATAGTTATAATCTTTAAATACACCATCAAATATATCTAACTGAGCCTGCTTCGCATACAAATTAAAATCACTAGGAGAAATATACCCGTAGTTATTTTTATTTAGTATAGACAGTACTGTATTCCTAACTGAGTTAATCATTGTAATCTGTTATAGATACAAAGATAAGCAAAAAAAAAGGTAGGAGTCAGAAATCCCCTACCTCCTAAACGAAATCATGAAAAAAATTATTTCTCCAACTGACTCTCCAAAAACTCTAAAGCAGGAATACCTTCATCGGTTTTAAACCACTCACTTAAATATGGTAGCGGTTCTGCTCCGTAAGGGATAACTGTCATCCTCGTTTTCTTTCCTGGTAAGTCATAGTAAACATCACGTTTTTTATTTCGGAATCCTATAAGCCTGTTATCAAAGAATCTTTGAATGTTTGACTGTAATTTCAATGAAGGATTAGATAATGCATTTAAAAAAGCCTTTGGACTTCTCCTAGCAAATACCAATATATCACGCCTCAACTCTGCAGTGTCGATAAGTGTTACATCCTTCTCAAATAATACCCTTCCTACTAACTCCAACTGATCAGTCTGTAGATCTCTAGCAGTATTTAACGCCTCAATCTCTGCATCAATTAGGTTTATTTCCTCTTGTGCATCTTTCTTATTGTTTATTTCAACAAACTTTTTACCATTCAAAGGATGGTAATCTAAGAACATTTGCAGAACAGGATTATTAGCAGGAGCGGTAAGCATTCCGTCTTCAAAAATAATAGCTTCTATAATAGCATTGCCGTCTTGCTCGTCTTCGAATGGTGATTTCTGATTCCTCGCATACCTCAATGCCCTGTTATATCCTTTGTCTGTATCGAAATATAATAAGGGGCTTCTATTGGTATTCCTCGTAGGAATCATAAAAGATAATGGTCTTCTACCATTTAGTAATTTATAGACCTTTGTTTTATACTTGTCTTCTTGTTTCATTATATTAGATTAGATTTTTAAAAAATAAAAAGAAGGAGTGGACTTTTAAATCCACTCCCACCACACACTATTTAGTCTTCAAATAACACAAAATTATTTGCTCCCATAGTACACATACATCTTTCAGAAAGGAAGTTTACTTCCATTGCATCTAAGTCGCTTGTTCGTGCGCCTCCTGCAGATCCTGTGATCCATGTTTTGTATCGTCTGTCTTCTGTCTCAGAAGCTCGGTATCTAACGTGTAAGAAAGGTCGTTTAGCATTCTTGCCCATTACCTGATCGTAAACCGAAGTTGTACCTGCAGGAATTAATAGACCATTCACTGAACCTGAACCTGCGCCAACTGCATTTGCACCTCGCATAGTAGGATCGTTAAGGTATTTCCAATCTGTTTTGTAGAAGTCATAACCTCTTCGGAATCCTGAGAAACCTAAATTAAGAGCCATGTCTTTATCGTTGTCAAACAAACCGTAAGAAGTTCCTGACGCACCGTAAGAGTTTTGAGATGCCAACATATCGTCGATATCAAAACCAAAAGTTCGATTAAGAAATAGTACATTCTCTTCGATTGCACCCTGCTTATCTAGTCGGCTAATGATGGTATCAAAATCAGCTAAGGTAGTTGGATTACCACCTGTCCAAATATTACCTCTACTACCTACTACATAGAATACACCTTCCGATCCTTTATCACCTGCATCAGTGAAAGTAGTCTGAGTTGCAACACCTGATGCTGCCTCTACAGGAACTGCTTCAATTAATGAAGTTTCCAAATAATCATCAAATCTTAGCCGTGTCTCATGCTCAGACTTCATGTACCATAAGTAACCTGATGCTCCGTTTTCAGTAGTAACTTCGATCCATCCGATCTGAGCCATATCTGATCCACTTACAGAGTATTTATCTTTTATGATAATTGGTGAGTTCTCAAAGATATTATCATCAGCCTCTAATGAACCTGACATACCTGCCGTTCCTTTCTTAAATTCAGAACCGTAAACAAAAACGCTTACATCTGCATTACCAACACCTGTACCTGTACCACCTGGAAGTCCTGTCGCATCATAGAAAGCTACATCAAATTGATTATTCGTTAAATCTACTGCAATAACGATTCCTTTATTTTCTCCTGAACCATCATTTCTTGAAACCACAACAGTCTGCCCTAGTCGTAAGGCGATACCATTAGTTGATGTGAAAGCAGGATTACCTGTATCATTCACCTGAAATGTTGCTTCATCCTGTGCAGCACCATTAATTGCTGTACCTACACTTGTATATTTAATATGCAGTCTTCCCTGCTCACCCCACTTAATAAGGTCAGATGAAGATGGAATCTCTGCGCTTACCATACGAAGGAATGAACCTACTGTACGGTTTCCGTATCGTTCAAACTCTTTCTCATACGTATCAGGAAGATACTGATTTAAGAAATCAAAGTTTGTGATATAATTTGTTGCCAATGGCACCTGTTGAGCCGATGGTTGTAAATCGAATCCTGGGGTTGCCTGAATTGAACCTGCCATAACTTATTTATTTTTTTATTTTTTACTTTTAATTTTAAGACCTCTTCCACTATCGGAACTTACGGCCCTGATTTTAACACCATCCTTTTGAACTACCTGTGAAGACCCACGCTCAGTCATATCGATATTTTTAATTTTGCGAGTCACACCGTCAGTTGCATCGGACGCACCCTGATCATAGAAATGCTTTGCAAATCTGTCAGGATCCATTGCGATAGATAGAGCTTTATGATAACCAACGGCATCTTTAATTAGACCATCATCACCCATAAACTTCTTTATAAAGTTTGTTGAGTCAAGATTCATCCGCTTTAAATCTTCCGCAGAACCTGGCTTAAACACCACCTTTGTATCTCCTATATTGAAATCAAAACCTTTGAAATCAGAAAACACATCGTCAGTTTGTTTAATAAACCATTCTCTCTTCTTCTTAAGCTCTTCCTCATTATTCTTAGCCGAAGAAATATATTGCTTATATTCCTCTAATTCCTTCTTTTCTTCTTCGGAGATCCCATCCGACATAGACTCATGCGGTTGGTTGTATATCTCTTTCTGTTCATTGAAGTAATTTTTGGCTTTAGCAATAGCTTTCTTTTTAGCTAATCTTTTTTTCTTTATATCAATTTCCTCATCTAACTCTTCGTCGTAATTAAACTCTTCTAACATAAACCCTACATCATCACTGTCCAACGCTTCTTCTGTAGATAAGAAATATTCTTTTAATAACTGATTTTCGTCAATGGCATCAAAGTCTCTATTCAGTTTCACATAGTCTTCAAACCCTCTGCCTGTCTTATTTTTATACTCTAAGTAAGCAGATACGTCCTCAGGAATTGCAGGTGCTTCCTCTCTTTCCTGAAACAACTGATCGATAGAAGTCAACTCTTTATTATACTTTGACTTGATAAAGTATAATATGTCATCCTCCTGTAATTCAGGCTGACTTTTGTCACTATCTTCTGTAGTATCTGCGACAATCGCCTCACTACTATCCATTTTACCACTCTCAATTTGCTCCTTCTTTTCAATTAATGCCGATTCAACTTCCTGAATAGACTTCTGTTCAACTTCTTTTACTTCTTTTACAATCATTTTAATTAAATTTAATTATTACAAAGATATGAAATTTTTTATATAATTATCTAGGATCAAATTCAGACAAGTCAAACCCGTCTAAACTGTCCTCATTCGACTCAAACTTCTGCGGAGGAAGGTTGTTTCTCCTTTGGTTTATTAGTTTCGATTGCTCTGTATTCTGTTGACTTATACGATCAGACTTAGCTGCTTCCCTCTCATTCTCCCTCGCCTGTAACATTTCCTCTGTTAAACCGTTTAACTGCATGTTATAATCGAACTCTTCCTTCATTAACCTACTTTTTAATGCTGCCTGATTCTTCATCTTCTCTATATCAAAAGCTACCTCAGCCTGTTTTAATTGCATCTTACTTTCTAATTGTGCCTTTTCTTTCTGCATAGCTATACCTGCTGCCATTTGTTGTGACTGCATATTCTGCTGCGCTATCATAGACTGCTTCTGCATCTCCATCTTTTCCTCACGCTCCTGCTTCTTCTTACGCTTTAATTTCAGTAACTGATTGGCTATCTTTATGTTACGCATACTTCTTATGTCAATAGCATCCTCTAAGTTTATACTATCCCTAGATAAAGCCATCTGTATATTCTGCTCCAACTGAGCTTTCTCTTCTTCATCAGGAGCTATCTCTATAAAGATACCAAAGTCGTATATATATAAATCAGATATCTCATCTAATATACTAACGTTATACTTCCCTATCTTATTTATGAAGTCATCCTTAAAGTCTGAGTACTCTAATACATCCGCTATCCTATACGTTAATGCCTCTGATATAGATCTATATAGGTATAAACTACCGTCTAATATATGTCGGGTAGCAGTGTTGGAGTTTAACGCAGCCAACTTCTGTAAACCAACTAATGAGTCAGGATCAGGTTTTGATGCATCTCTCGCCTCATTTAAACCCGTAACAGTCCTGATCATGTCTAAGTAATGATTGTAACTCGCAAAAAGCATCTGCGTCTTAGATGCCCCCGAAGAGGACTGCAGCTCTTTGATTGGTATCTTCGCATGATTGTACTCCCCGTCAACAGTATATGACCTACCTATAACACTACCTGTTTGAAAATACATCCTTAATGCATCCTCAGGGTTATACGCTGCACCCGTTCCTAAGTCTATGTCATTGATACCATCAGCATCTATGTACACACCGTCAGGAACAATCCGTGTAAGTACCTGTTGAAGTTTTAAATGGACCATCTGAATCAAATCAGCAAATGGTATCATCCTTCTAACTAACGATTCAATTACACCCTTATACATTCGTGGAGCAACAGCTACGTAATTAGGTAACGCATGTTGGCTAGATGACTTCGGACGGACCATGTTCTTCGATAACTCCCACTTTAAAACTATATTAGTTCCCATTACCATAACTCCCTCATACCACACATCTATAGTCTTCTCAATCTTTTCGAACCTTCCCTCATCCAACATCTCCTGACTAGGGTTAAAGGTATCGTCCTTCTCTATTACTCTGCTACCTCCTGTAGCTAATATCTTTTTCTTATATACAACTTTTTTTGTAGTCTTATAATTATAATATAACAGCGTAGCTGTATCCCTATAGAACACATCGTCACCACTGTTCTGATTTAAGTTAAAGTAGTTTGCCCAACTCTGTGAGTACTTAGAGATAGTCTCCAAATCTTCATTGGTTAGCGTAGGATCGATCTTAGGAAGCTCCGTTATCGGAACAGTCTTTACCTCTCCAAAGTAGTAGCAATCTTTAAAATGTGGATCATCTGTATATGAGTATACCACATTGGCAGGGTCTACATAAGATATCTCTACTCCCGATCCGTAATTGAACTCATGCTTTTGGATACCAATTCCTAAAACAGTGATATCATAATCTGTTCTCCACCGAACATCGGAGTATTTATTCTCTGCTAAAAGAGTTTCTATTGCCTGCTCTTCCGCTATCTCAATAGCAGGTTTGTAATGAAGTTGCATAAAAAGCGACAGCTCTTCATCGTTCTCAGGGAGTTCGTTAGGGTCAGTGATGAAAGGATTCGCACCTGTCTCCTGTTGAATTATCTCTAACACAGGTCGTGCTGCCATTTGGCCCTCTATCATGTCCTGATATTTTGACCGCTTCGACTGTGACAAAGCATCCTGCGCATAAGCTGACACTTTGAATAGTCGATCGGACATACCATTCACCACGATATCAACAAATTTTGGCACGATAGGAACAGGAGTCCAATCTAAATTTAGATATGTCAAATCCCCATCAATTGCTAACTCATTTTTATATTTTGCGATTGACTGTTCACCACGGGCATATTGTCTAAGTCTATGAAAGTCTCTAGCCTG